GTCTAAAAAAGAGAGGAGACCAGTTTTAAGAGTCTCCTTAGTTTTCTCTTGTTCTTGTACCCAATCAGTGAGATGATCGAATTCTCCATCAATTCTTTTTTGATCGTCTGCGTCTTTTGGGTTGTTCAACGAGAACTTCCTCATGTGTTGGTTGTTTAATTTCTTGTAGAAAAGATGGTTGTTGCGGTTCTACAATCTCTTGAAGCATTTCTTTTTGCTTTTTATCTCTTTGTGATCCCGGTAATGGCATTGCTACCTCCTTACTGTTTAGGGATGTCAATTTGACGCAGTGCGTCTTTCGGAACATTGTCTTGAATCCAATTAAATACTTGTTTCTTAACAGATGATTCATTCTCAAACTTTTTGCCAGACTTCTTCAGCGTGACATAGGTAAAATCTTTAACAACAATATCTTTCTTTTTACCTGTTTTAATTGGTTTGCCTTCAGAGTCTGTATAAGGAATTGTGTTGCGACGATTGTTGAGAATGACACGAACTTCTCCGTTAACCCCACGAGGAAGTTTTCCTTTAATGATGTCTGTCATCGTCTTTGATGCGCCAACGTGCGTTTGAAGTAGAATGTCATCTGGTACAACACGTTCACGTTCTTGGTTTGCCTTGACTGCGACATAATAATCGGTCAATACCCAAGTTACATGAATGTTCTTTGGATCGTATCCCAACGCATTTAGCATTGGCATCATTTCTTTGATATCTTCAATCTCTTTCAGAGTAACATCAAACATCAGATTAGGCAAGGTATCCTTAGTCTTAGACTGTGACAATGACTTGGCGAGCAGATTGAGTCGCGCGTCCTTTACACCAGACTTCTTGACCATCATGTGTAAATTAAACACGTCTTCTGGATTGCGCAAGTTCATTTTCAGATCTCGGACTTTGATGAACAACTTCTTGAGTTCGTCAACATCAAAGACTTTAAACTTATCTGATTCCATAAAGTTTTTTTGTGCGAATCCTTTACCAGAACCTGCCCCACCTGCCAAGAACACGATTTGACCATAACGCTTTCCTTGGTTATACATGATGAGTTTTTCGTCGAGTTGTTGATACTCGCGCATTTCCAGATGTTCTTTAAAGTTTAACATTAGATTTCTATCCCCGTGTCCTTAACACATTCTATAAAGGTTGTAAATTCTGTTCCGGTTGTTCCGCCAAACTTGTGACGAATTTTAGTTATTAAATAGTTACCACTGAGATATTTATCTTTCTTCCCATCGTAGTCATCGAGAGTTGTTGCGTTTGGTATGTCAAGTTTTATAATGTCTCCGACATCCAATTCGCTGTTGCCGGGCACGGTGACTTCCAATACACTATTAAAAATGTGTCTTTCGTAAGACTTCTTGCGAGAAGTAAACTGATTAATTTTTTTTGGTAAATGGTTCTCTGGTTCAAATACTGGACAACATACATCATGCCCTGTTCTTGATGTCATCATATACACAACAGGATCATCATCAACCTGTCCGGGTATTTTCCATTTTTGTAGTTTACTAAACTTTTCATATTCATTTTCGTAGTTAAATACGACTTCTGATTTATTTTTCTTCAAAATATCTAAGTTAATAGTTTTTGACCTAAATAAACCTGCTTTGGTATTGAACAATAAATCAGTTTGACGAATTGAGTCGTATGAAATTATTTTTTGAAAGTCTCTCACAGCAAGTTCAGGATCGTCCTCTTCTTCTTTAACGTTAGTAGCAACATATACATACCTTTCTTTCGGATCTTGTGTGACCAAATTATTAAGATCTTTAAATCGAAATCCATCGCTCGCTTCATAAAACATATAATAAGGAATGTGTTTGTCGTTATCTGCCTCACTTGTTAAAAAACGAATTGTATCGTCGATAGTCATATTAGGTATAACAAATCTTTGAAGTCCACTTGTGGAATCTATTTCAATTTTTTTGTCGACACTTTTCCCAACAACTTGACGATAGTTTCTATGGATACTTTTAATGTCTTTATCGTAAACAAACTCATCAACAATTGATTTGATCATATTTGATATCAAATTGCCTTTTGTCCCACCATATGAACGAGAAATTCTGCGATAAGAAGTTCGATATGCTTCTGCGCTGATTCCATTAAGAATATAAGATTCGACTTTTTCATCCACGCGCATACGATCCGATACTTCATGAACACCAAAAAAATGTGTTTTATAAGATAAAGAATCATCTTTTGTTCGGTATGAAATAATTAGAACTTCGCCGCCATTGAATCCGCCTTGAATACCTTTATTTCTATCACCTTTCAATGATTGTAAAATCGATAAAGAATCACTGACGACAACTTCACATTCTAAATAATGTTTATTGAGAGATTGAAAAATATTAACCTCTAAAACAATTTTTCCAATGTCTACGACTTCGCCAGTTTGCGAAATCAAAACAATACCTTTAACCTCAATATCGCCCGCGAAGCGATATCCTTTAACGGTTTCTTCGGTCATTAAATACCATCCCTAAGAATAATTTCAACCTCATCACGCACTTTATCTAAGAATCTCTTGTCAAGAATACGAATCTCTCTGCGTTTCTCATTTTCTTCTATTTCGTAATCGTACTTGTATATTGTTCTTCTTTCTGTGGGACTTAGTGTATTATAAGTTGTTTGGTCAACTACAACATATCTTTCTGGTATTTTGGTGCCGTCAAATTTAACTTCTGCTTCATTTAATATTTGACGGTATTCATGAACTTCCGACTGTGATTGTGGAATTGAACCGTATTTTCCCTTGATGTAATTGTCAAAGTCTTGATTGAATAACGCCCAATCAAAATTCACATCATAAATTTTATTAAACAATAAAACAACCCAAGCAAGTTTTGGGTCTCCATAATATTTTTCTGCGATTGTGTCTGGACGATCCCCTGCTTGGATGTTATAGTCATAAAATACATCAGAACGTTCTTGAACATCAGGACGAACAATAAAACGACGGAGTACATTTGTGAGTTCGACTGTTTGTCCAACATTTGTTAGATCGTGGTCAATCGTCGGAAAGTATGAAAAATAATTAGACATCAGAAACTGATCCTATCTTTAAGTCGTTCTTTTGTATGAATCGCGGTTTCTTTGAATGACATTTCTAGTGTAATAGAAACGGGTGCCCCTGTGTTTTCAAAAAACAAAGGAGTACCTTCACCATTATAATTAACACTGACGTTTTCTAAAACGCACGTTCCAATGTCATATAAATGTTCATCTATTCCTTCCGCAAACTCGATTTCAAATTCGTCTGGGTATCGAAATGCGAGTGTTCCTGCTTCATAGGAGGGAAGCATCGCATATTTGAATGAGTTGATAATGTCTTTGATTACATCAGATTCTTGTTGGTTTCTTGCGATAAACTTATATGAGAAACTGTGTTGACGAAATCCCACTCCTTGAAACACGACCGCGAGATGTGGATTTATAGCAAGTCCAGTGTCAATAGATACTCCCGAAGCAACATCTCCCGCAGTACCACCAAGTGCTAACAATCCACCAACTGCTCCTGCGACTCTTCCTGCTGCAGCAGTCGCAACCACCGGAGCAGCAATTCCTCCTGCCTGTGCTGCAGCATCAGTATCTCTTGTTTTGAACGCATCAGTCGCATTTTTGATCGCACCTCCAATAGCATCTGAAAGCGCGGTTGTTGCCTCGCCAAGATTTTGCCCACTGATTTTGCCTGCTGCAAGTCCTCCCGTGATGCCAAGACTTACGTCAGAATATGATGCGCCTTGTGCGACTGTTAGATTAGAAGGAATAGGGAGGACAATTGTTTGAACTTCGGACCTTGTGCCATTAGCAAGACGATTTTCTCGATTCCGACGCATTACCTTAAAAAATATATAGTGATCATTATCAAGATCGGCGGGATAAAGTAAGTCGGGTCTTTTCTTGTTATCAATGTACAGATCTTTGATTGGAGACGCAATTCTATTCCCTTGAATTTTCTTTTTCAGTAACTCATTAAAATTCGCAGAAATGGAAACACCGTTTGGTCCTGCGGATACAGAAAATCCACCTTTACCTGCTGCGCCTGCTACTTCCTCCAGTGCTCCAGATACTTGTCCGACTACTGACTTGCCTGCTTGGACGACTGTTTTTAGGTTATTAATTTTTGGCATCTAAATACCTAATGGTAGATTATTTTGAACTATTTATAACGACATGACGAAAACATACAAAGGAAAATACCAAGTTAAGAACCCCGAGAAGTATAAAGGCAATCCAAACAATGTTGTCTTTCGTAGTTCTTGGGAATTAAAGTTTTTTAACTACTGTGACAAGAATCCTGATATTCTACAATGGGCATCGGAAGAATCGTTTATGGTTGTTCCTTACAAGTCTCCGATTGATGGTAAATGGCATCGTTACTTTCCTGATGTTTGGATAAAGACTTCCACCGACACCTTCCTCATTGAAATCAAACCTCTGAAGGAAACCCAAGAACCAAAGAAGCGTTCACGAGTGACAAAAAAATATTTATATGAGGTTAAGACTTGGGGTATAAATAGTGCTAAGTGGCAGGCAGCAAAAGAATATTGTGCTGATCGTAAGTGGAAATTTAAGATCATCACAGAAAAGGAACTAAAACTTTAATGGCATCTTTATTTGACGACATTCTCGCACAAGGTGTTCGGCGCGGACAGATTCCTGCTCGGACTCAATCAGCGAGAGATTGGTTTCGAGACAAAGCAAGACAACAGAGATCCGCAAGACGGTATCCTGCTAATTTAATGAGTGAGGGGGACAAGGTTAGTTCTCCTGAAGTTGGTCATATGTATCATTTCTTTTATGATCCAAAGACCAAAGCAGACTTACCCTACTATGATAAATTTCCTTTGATCTTTATGGTTGGTCCTGCTCCAAAAGGGTTTTATGGGATTAACTTACATTACCTCCCACCAAAACTCCGAGCAGTATTAATGGATGCTCTTTATGATATTTCAAGTAATAAAAGATATGATGAAAATACAAAACTAAGAATATCATATGACCTTTTAAAGGGAGCGTCTAAATATAAAAACTTTAAACCAACATTTAAACATTATCTTACCGCACATGTCGATTCGCGCTTTATGAAAATCGACTCGGCGGAATGGGATATCGCACTGTTTCTACCAACAGAACGATTTGAAAAAGCAGGTAAGCAAACAGTTTGGGCAGATAGTAGGAAATCAATCTAATGCCATTTAATGTCAACAATTTAGTTTCGTCGATTAACAAAACTGGTGTTGCTAAGACATCCCACTTTGAAGTTCAGATCACGGGCGCAGGAGATACATATCTTGAAGAAGCAATGATGTCTCGTATCGACACGGTCGATCTGCCTGGTCGTTCTTTAATGACTGCCGAGCATAAGTTTTCTAACTACGGACCTCTGAACAAAGTTCCTTATGGTGGGCAAACATACGGTGATGCTACAATTAGTATTATACTGTCTGAAGACATGCGTGAAAAAGAATACTTTGAAGTTTGGCAAAATAAAATCGTAAACACGGGCGCATTTGAAGTAGGTTCCACACAGCGAGATTTTTTCAACGCAAGTCAATCAAAATTTAATACTCAATATTTTGAAGATTACATTGGAACGATTACCATTCGTCAATTTGGGTCCGCAGGAGAACTCAGATCTATCCACACTTTAGATGAAGCATATCCAATCATCATCAATGCGATGTCAATGAATTGGGGACAAGATGAAGTTGCTAAGTTATCTGTGACCTTTGCGTATCGTAATTATCGCTGTTTGTTCCAAAAACAAGATCAACCTGGACTTGGACGAGGATTTTCAATTAGTATTGGTCCGGGCGGTATTTCTGGTTCTGTTAGACTTCCAGGAATTGGTGATATCGCAGGAGCAGTGACGGGCGGATTGAAAACAGTGAATGTAAATGTTGGAGACATCAACAATCGAGTAGCACAAATTCGTAAATTATTTTAAGTGAGGTTAAATCATGCTACAGGTGAAGAAATCACTTACCGTCCGTTTCTAGTCAAAGAAGAAAAGATTCTTTTGATGGCAATGGAAGGAGAAGATCAAAAAGAAATTGAACATGCGATCAAGAAAATTTTATCTAATTGTATTCTAGATGAAGTAGATATTGATGCCTTCGCGATGTTTGATATGGAATATCTTTTTCTTCAACTGCGAGGAAAATCAGTTGGAGAATTAATTGATTTGTCGGTAACACATGTAAAAAGCGAATGTAATCATCGCACCGACATTCAAATTAATATTGATGAAATTGCTATTCAAAATTTAGATCAAGAAAAAAAGATTATGCTGACTGATGAGGTTGGTGTAATGATGAAGTATCCCACGATGAAAGAAGCAATGAGTGTTAACGGAGATAATACTGAAGCAGTATTTGAAATTCTATCTAAGTCAGTGGATTATGTATTTGATCCTGAGAATGTATACAACGAATTTACAGAAGCAGAGATTGTGGAATGGATCAATGGACTCAACCAATCACAATTTCAAAAGATTTTAAACTTCTTTGAAAACATGCCCAAACTAACATATGATGTTTCTTGGAAGTGTGATCAGTGCGGTGAAGAAGATACGATTAAACTTGAAGGGATTCAAAGTTTTTTTATGTAGGCATGAGTCATAACTCACTGGCAAATATGTACCAGTTGAACTTCGCACTCATGCAACATCATAAATATAGTTTAACTGAAATAGAAAA